GCCGAATCGAACGGTTGTGAAAACCACGTGTTTTTGTGGAATGAGAGACCACTCTCAAATTACATCAACAGCAGGGGGGCAGCTCGCCCTCCGATACGCGCCGCCATTTTCATGCCGGCACCGACAAACTTAGTCGCGTTGTAAAGCCCCTGGCCGAAGGCCAGGGTACTCGAAATGCGCCTACCCGCAGCCTCATGCATCGCCGGATCCGTGGCAAACTTTGCCAAATCACCGATTCTGTGCAGTGTCGCGTTAAGCGGCAACGGCGTGGTGGGCGCACGAGGCGCATAGACGATGGACCCGCCTGTGGTGGAAGTACCCGGATCAGTCCGGGGCGTCCACTCCCAAACCGCCGTCACCTCGTACTGGATGGTGCTAGGCGGAGCGTTAACCACAGTCATCTGTATTGTTGCGCCTTCGTTGAAGATCTCGTCACTAATTTCGGGCTGTGTCATGGACACGAAGTTTTGGTCAGACTCCTGCGGAACCCAACGCACCTCGTGCATCTCCGTCCCCAGGCGTACATAGCGCGTGGCCTTCTCAGCGAAAGCGGGAGCAGCCTCCACAGGCGTGTCCCCCGCATTCAAATAAGGCCCGCCCGTGAGGGCCGACGCCACAATACCCTGGCGGGTCAACTCAGACCCCGTGTAGTACACCTTCAAGCAGGCAGCAATGCAACGGTACGTACCGGCAATGTTCTGCAACTGCACAGGAAGGCTCACGAAGCCCGCAGGACCCAGAGCCCCCCCGGTCGTGCCGGCAGTGCAGAGGCGGTACGGCTGGTTGGCATACTGAGGCGTGAACTCGAAGACCGAGTCGGCTACAGCCCCGGCGGCCAACACGTACTTCGTACGCATGAGGTAACCACTGCCAGTGCCTCCAAAAGTGGGGGCAACCATATCTGCGGCGCAAGGGTCTGCCAGCAGTCGCAAGTAAGCCGCACTCGCTGCGTCGAAGGCTCCTTGCGAGGGCACGACACTCCGGGGGCTGGGTCGAAACTTCTGAGGTTGAGGGCGCCTACGCGCATTGTTCTTGTTTCCTGCCATTTTTATGTTTGGATTGAATTTTTCGGAATTCTGCATACAAGCCGTGCAGTCGGACGCACCACCCCAGGTAGTTTTTCACGTCCCCCCTGGGGAGAGGACCAGGCGACGTCACCGACGGTGACGGCGCCGCGAACGCATCGCATACCCCTCTGGGATCGGCGTTGCGTCCTCATCGCTCTCATACAACTCTTGAGCGGCATATTGGCGCGCCAGGTACTCCAACCCAGCGCGCTCGTGCTCCCCCCGCCGACCGCGGGCAGTGCCCAGGCGGTCAACGTCCGCACGCTCCTTTTTGGGCGTGACAGGAGGCGGGCGCCCCAGCTGCTTGACGGAACGGGGAGTCTCCGTCTGCAAAGGGGCCGCCGCCAAGCGGGCCAAAGTGGGTAAGCGACGGCGGACGGGCGTGGAGGCAAACACGCGCTCCTCGACGTCCTCCGCACTAGGAGTGGGGGCAACAGGCTCGGCAAAACCCTGCATACCCCACAGCGTGGAAGCTGGGAGCGCACAGAGTCGGTAGAGCGCCGCCACAGACGTGGCGCGCTCTCCCCCCACGAGCTCTGAGAACTGCAATGCCCACCACGGGAGGGGCTCCTCTGCTCTGGGGCCGGCACGCCGCATGGCCTTCTCGGCCATCCGTAGCACCGCCCTCTCAAAAGCCGAATAGCTCGCCACCAGACACGCCGGCGGCTCACCCATGCCGATCTTGATCGACATCAGGCGAAGCGCCGTCGCCAATGGCTTGTCCTCCTTGGCCTCCCACTTGTCCCCGGGATAGGGGAGCTGCGCGAGCGTACGCGCAACGTCGCAGAACACACTGACACGACCAGTAGTGCCGGTGTAGAAGATGTAACCTACATAAAGGAAGGGGCGCTCCTTGAGTGCCGCCACCAGCGAGGTCGCCACCGTATTGGAGTACGTCTCCAAACGGATTTCGAAGCCGAGCTCCCGCCCCACGGCGAGGACCTGCTCCGACAACCAGCTCTCATCGCTGCTCTTATTGCCCCTAATCCGCGCGGCCACCCGTTCACACGCCACCTCCATGAGGATGTCGTTGACCACGCTCTGCAGGGCCATCCCTGAGGGCCCGCCGTCCACCATTCTCACCCGGTTAGTACCGTTGACGATGATCGTGCGTTCCCGCATCAGGGCATACCACACCCACGCCCAGACGGGGTCTATGAGAGCCAACCGCTCGGCAACCACTTCGTGGACCGGCTCGGTGACCTCCCTCCGCTGGGACAGATCAAACGCAGTGGCGTCCAGGGCAAACTGCGTGAGCAGCGCACCATCCCTGTTAACAAACCACGTATCATCTCCGTTGTGTGTGTAGGCCGTGCCAACACGCTCCAACTGCTCGTCCAACTTTCGGACTAGCAGATCGGCACCCCCTTTCTGCAGGGAAATGCCCTGGGCGGAATGGCCCTGAATGAAGATACTCTCCTTGTACCGCTCGAATGCCTGGGTCACGGTAGCCATCCCCAGCCGCAAGGGCATGGGGGCCACAGTGTAAAAGCGGCACTCGCCGGACATCTGCTTTTTCTTGTTGTAATAATCGCTCTTGGTCTTGCCCAGGAACGTGACCAGCTCCGGGCGCTCTATCTCTAGGGTGCGCACGGCCTTCACCACCCCCTCCTTCCCCAACACCTTGTATGCTGCCCTGAATCGCTGGTCTAGGTCCCGCATCACTGCGAGCGCCACGTCCAGACTGAAGGCGTCCGGCTTGCCCAGTGTAGGGAGACCCATGTCCGCCTTATGGTTAAAGCGCACTGCATCTGCCAGGCGGGGATCGTTCTCGGGGAAAAAGTCTGCCACTAGTGGCTTGACATCTCCCTTACCATCCCACAGCCCGCACGCCCGGTACGCCTCCACGGCCTCCTGCTTACCAATCAGTCGCAGCCCAAGGGGCATGGACCGCGGCGGAAGCTTGTGAATGAGCCGAGCCGTAGACGCCTCGGCCCCGCACTTATACAGGTACTGCATACTGGCAGCCTTGACTCGCGTCGCCTCCCGGGTCCAATTTTCGTGCACCCCGGGGCCCGCTGTAAGTGGGAGGGAATTGTAGAAAGGCAATGCCGCGTCGATGGCCTCCCCGTCTAGAGGGCGGCCCTGGGGTCGTCCCCCACGGACGGCCACCAGGGCCTTCGGGCCAGGGGGGTGGGCCTGGGCCTCGGCCGAGTACGGGACCAACCGCGAGCGGAGGATAGCATCCACCGCATAACAGCGGGTCTCCTGCAGGAGTGTCCTCCGCAAAAACTCCGGGTCCTTAGTATGCCCCCCCCAATTATCGTCGCGCACCCGCGACTCAACCTCACTCCACGCAATGCGCGGATACATCCGGCGACGCCGCTGCTCCTCAGTCACGGGCTCGGGCTGAGTGAAATAGGGGTTGCTCGGGGTAGCCATGAGGTCTTTGTCAGGATTAAGTCTTTGGGGTTATTTCCAG